TCTCAGTTAATACATTAAAATTTGATGATCTGTCAGAACAGCACACAGCCTACACAGGCACACAATGGCGTAGTAATCTATCCAGCAATGTTACTGTAAAACCAAGTTGGATGAGTTACTATCCAGGATTGAAAAATCAATTGGGTACACAGTACGGTTTTGACAGCAGTGGTATGTTCTTTAGCGGCAATGCTGACAATGATATAGGATATCCAATCCGCACTAACCTACACATCCACGGTGAGGATACTACAGAAATTATCGCAACTATTAACTTTGCCAATACCAATGACGACCATGGTATAGCTATTTTTAACAGTACCGCAGTGCCAGTTTGGCGATATGCCACAGACACTACGAGAATTGCTTTCCAATTCTCATCTGGAACTCCGAGACTATACGGTCAAACCACACAAGATGTTAGTGGTACTCCGGTTGTAACTGCTGGTAATGATTACACTATCAAGTTTGTCTACAATCCAGGCAATACTGTTACAGTGTATACCTATGATGGTCCAGATACCACAGGCACACTCTTAGACACAAGAACAATTAACGAAGTATTACCAGCAGGCGACTATGTAATTGGCTTTGATGCTGACCAAGATGGTATAGGCGCCAAGAGTTACTTTACCAACATCATCGTTAGAACGCTAACTGATACTGTGGTCAATGACATTGAAGTTACTGGACAAGTAACAGGCAATCTAATTCCAAGTGCTAATGTTGCATATAGTTTAGGTAATATTACACACCAATGGAAAGATCTATGGGTAAGCAATAGTACTGTTTACTTTGGTGGCATTCCTTTAAGTATTGATGCTAACAGCGAATTGTTAGTTAATGGAGTTTCGATAACCAGTACAGTTACAGGAATTACATCAAATAGTTCGATTACAATCACTAATGCTGATAGTGGTAGCAATTCGGCTGATATATCTTTAAATTCAGCAGATGATATTACTTTACAAGGCAAAGATCGTTTGCCGGGCAACGACATTGAGGGCGGTGATATTAATATCTATGCTGGCGATGGTTCTTCAGACGATGACACTACCGGCGACACATCTGGCGGTGGTGACATACAAATTTATGGTGGTGTAGGTGGAGCCGCAGGTCTATCTGCAACTGCTGGCGCAGGTGGATTTACTAGACTCTATGGCGGTAATGGTGGATCAGGTAGTGCCACACGTACATCCGGAGATGGTGGCGACGTTCAGATTAGGGCAGGAAATGCTGGCGCCAATGTAGGTGGTGGAGGAGCCGATGGCGGTCAAATAACCATTTTCGCCGGTGATAGTACTAATCCAGTTATTGGCGGCATAGTTTCAATATCATCAGGTGGCGGCGGTCCAACTGCCCTGTCGGGTTATGTTGAAATTAACATACCAAGCAGTGACCAAGGACCTGGCGGACTGTGGACATTCAATGGTACAGGCACTGAACTAAACACACCACAAAATGCTAGTATATTTGGCGCCACTGCTGGTAACTTAACTGTTGGGTCAGCTGGCAATACTTTTATCAAGAGCGTAGAATACGCAACCTTAACTGAACATATATGGCAGTTTAGCGACCTTGGTAACCTAACATTACCAGCTGGTGGTCAAATCTTAGACAGTACTGGTAATATATATGCTGGCGGAAGTAGTTATAGTAATGTTCAAGTAGCCACATACTTGCCAACCTATACAGGTAACGTTCAAGCTGGTAATGTAAAAGTTACATCAGCATATAGATTTGCTTCAGGTGCAGTAACAATTACCAATGGCGATAGCCATGTTGAATTAAGCCCAGACACTGGCACTAACGCACTAGCAGGTGTAAAAGTTGGTGGTAACGGTTACATTCTTGGTCCTAACGCTTCGAGAAACATTACCTTAAACTATGGTAGTGCCAGCGGTGTGGTTGGCATGCAGTCTAATGTTGTTATAGGTACAGGCGGTAGTGGTAATCTATGGGTTTATGGTAACATTATATCGCGTGATATCACCGCTGGCAACATCAGTGCTACAGGCACCAGTGGAAAACTTGGTTACAATCAAGGTGGGTTTGCACAACAAATAACATCAAACGCTACACAGGTAACATCAAATACCTCTAGTGGTAATATACAGTTGATGTCGATTGATTTAGGTGTTAGTGCCGCACATACTGTGACATTTGCATGTAATAAACTTACTACCGACGACATGCTATTAGTCAAACATGTAAGCGGTGGACTAACCAGCGTTTATATAGATGCTTATGTTGCATCAGACGGGCTAGCAGTTATTTGGTTGCGTAATATATCTGGTATAGATACTGGCGCATTTACTCCGATGCTGAAATACGCTATTATCCGAGCACCAAGCAGTTAATCAAATCCGTTGACCTAAACTGATATTCAGTATATAATACAATATATGCTGAATATCATCTCTGATTTTATTAAAAGTATTTTACCTGCAAAGCGTAAGACAACTCCCACGGGTTGGACTAGCTTTAACGCACCCTGTTGTGTGCATAACGGTGAAAGTGCAGATACACGCGGTCGCGGTGGTTTAACTGCCAACCCAGATGGTTCAGTAAGCTATCACTGTTTCAACTGTAACTTCAAAGCATCGTATCAACCCGGTCGTCACTTAACATTTAAGTTTCGTAAACTACTCGCATGGTTAGGAGCCGCAGACAGTGACATTAAACGTTTAGTAATTGAAGCTATCCGTATTCGTGAACTGGTTAATCCAGAAGAAGTTAAACTTGAAGCTGAAGAAAAGATCGAATTCAAAACTCGTGAATTGCCCAAAGATGCAGTTAGTTTTCAGCAGTTACTTACGCACCATCTATTAGATGATTTTCGTAATGTTCCATCACTGCTAAACACCGCAGTTGACTACGTTAAAGCTCGCAAGATCAACACAGATAAGTATGATTTTTATTGGACAGATTCAACAGAACACAGTCTACATCAACGTGTAGTTATTCCCATGTACTGGGAAGGTAAGATCATCGGCTATACCAGTCGAACATTTGTTGACAGTGTCAAGCCAAAATATTATAGTAACTACGAACCTAATCTTGTATTCAACTTAAATAATCAACAGCGTGACAGTAAGTTTGTTATAGTATGTGAAGGCCCATTTGATGCAATGTCAGTAGATGGTGTTGCAGTTATGAGCAACGAGTGCAGTGAAACACAAGCAGAAATTATCGAAAGTTTGGGCAAGGAAGTTATTGTAGTAGCAGACCGCGACAAGGCCGGTGCTCGACTACTACAAAATGCTATAGAATACGGATGGAGTGCCAGCTTTCCAGTATGGCAGGAGACCTGCAAAGACATTAACGAAGCTGTGGTTAAATATGGTAAGCTATTTGTATTAAAAAGCATCATCGACAGTAAAGAAACGAGCAAACTTAAAATTGAATTAATGCGGAAAAAATGGTATAATTAAGTATATGAGCACAAAAGACTATTCACCAGAACTACAAAAACTATTTTTAGAAATGATGTTGCAGGATGCGCAAAGCTATGTGCGTGTGCAGAACATTTATAATCCAGAGAACTTTGATCGTAGCCTACGAGAAGTGGCAACTTTTCTTAAAGAACACAGCGACAATCACAAGACTTTGCCAACAGTTGACCAGGTTAAAGCAGTTACAGGTGTAGACCTTAAACATGTTCCTGATCTAACAGAAGATCACTATAATTGGTTTATGTCTGAGTTTGAAGGCTTTACTAAACGTCAAGAACTTGAGCGTGCTATTCTTAAAGCCGCAGACATGCTGGAAAAAGGCGACTACAATCCTGTAGAAAAACTAATCAAAGATGCTGTGCAGATTAGCTTGACCAAAGACATGGGTACAGATTACTTTGCGGATCCTAAACAACGTATTGAGAAGTACTACAACAGTGGCGGGCAAGTAAGTACTGGCTGGCCACAACTCGACAAACTCCTGTATGGCGGATTTAGTCGCGGTGAACTAAACATCTTCGCTGGTGGGTCTGGCTCAGGTAAGTCATTGGTTATGATGAACTTGGCTCTAAGTTGGTTACAAGCAGGCCTAAGTGGTGTGTATGTTAGTTTAGAGTTGAGTGAAGAACTTTGCGCATTGCGTACAGATGCTATGTTGACTGGCATGGGCACAAAAGATATTCGTAAAGACATCGACACTACTACAATGAAAGTGCGATTGGTAAGTAAGAAAGCTGGCAATTATCAGATCAAAGGTTTTCCAGCACAGAGTAATGTTAACGACATTAGAGCATACTTAAAAGAATATCAAATACAAACAGGCCGCAAAGTAGATTTTGTTATGGTAGATTACTTAGACTTGGTAATGCCCGTGAGTGCTAAAGTTAGCCCAAATGATCTGTTTGTTAAAGACAAGTATGTATCAGAAGAACTACGTAACTTGGCCAAAGAACTTGGTGTATTATTTGTAACAGCTTCGCAACTTAATCGTGGCGCTGTAGAAGAAATTGAATTTGATCACAGTCATATTGCAGGCGGTTTAAGTAAGATCAACACAGCAGATAACGTGTTTGGTATCTTTACAAGTCGTGCTATGCGTGAGCGTGGTCGTTATCAAATACAATGTATGAAGTCACGTAGTTCAACAGGCGTAGGTCAAAAGATTGACTTAGACTATGACATTGATACTATGCGTATCACAGACAGCGGTGCAAGTGACAGTGAACAAGGTAGCGGTGTAACAAATATCCTAAGTCAAATTAAAACAGGCACAACAGTAAATCAATCCACGGGTGATACTGCTAAAGTAAATGCTACTGTAGATTCAAGTAAACTTAAAAATATGTTAGCTGGTCTTAAAAAAGTAGAATGATGAACTACCGTATTTTATGCACAGGAAATCCTAACGATTATACCATAGCAAGAGCAGTTAAACAGATATTTCCTTACGCAGAGTTTGCCTCAAGGACAACAGGATTTGATCTTAGTTTTCCCTCTCAATCTGATGAAACTCATTTTCGAAAAGCCATTAAACAATATAATGTTTTTATCAATAGTTCTTATATTGGGCCTGGCGTACAACGAAAATTATTGGAAATCGTAGATCAGGAATGGAATTTAGGAAATATTTTTACCATTGGTAGCACAGCAGAATATGAAGGAAAAAATTTCCAATTTGCAGAATATGCTGCTGAAAAAAGATATCTTAGAGACGTAAGCCTGGCTAAAAATGATTTTGAATTCAAAACGACCTATATGACAGTTGCAGGATTTGCAGACGGTCACCCAGATCACGTTGATTGGTTAAATCCACTTAAAGTTGCTCAGGCAATCAAATTAATATTAGATAGTGATATAAACATTCCGATAATTGGAATTGAAAAATAAATGCTACAGGATAAAAAATATTTCTGTTACGAAATATTTAAAAATATAGCTGTTTGGTCAAAAGACGGAAATATTAATTACACTCCGTGTAGTTATTCTACTTACGAATTAGATTCTTCATCAAATATAGATCTTAAAGCAGTATGGAACAATGAAAAACACAAACATTTAAAAAATCTTATTGAGTCTGATTTACCGTTACCCGGGTGCGAGTTTTGTTATGCAGAAGAGGCATGTGGATTACAAAGCCGAAGACTAACAACAACTCGTTTGTACGAGGAATATTTTCAAGATACTGAATTAGATATTGATTCTCCGCAAAGCATAGATTACAGTGTTGGGAATATCTGTAATCTAAAATGCTCTATCTGTGGCCCTCACAATAGCACAGCTTGGAATAAAGATTTTATTAAATTATTCCCAGAAAAATTAGATCGGATTACAAAATTTGAAAAGTCTAATCAAATTAAATTAACCAATACAGCTGACTTAGAACAATTAAAAAATATTCATTTTCACGGAGGCGGCGAACCCTTACTAACATCTGCTCACTCTGATCTTTTAAAACTGGTAAAGACAACAAAAGGCCTATCAGATACACATGTGTCTTATAATACTAATGGAACTGTAACAGTTTCTTCTGAAGTATTAGATCTATGGAGCGAGTGCAGATTAGTTGAATTGTATTTTAGTATAGATGCAGTAGGCGATAAGTTTGAATATCAACGTCCAGGAGTGTCGTGGAATAAAATACAAGATACTATAGCATGGTTTAAAGAAAATATGCCAGCTAACCATATATTCAAGATTAACTGTACTTGGAGTTATTTAAATCTGTTTTATTTAGATGAGGTTGTTGATTGGTACAAGACATATCTTTTAACTAATCGATTAGGTGATCCTACAGATATAATATTTCAGCAGTCACAAGCATCAGTACTTGAGTTCGACATAGGTCATATATCGCCGGCGATGCAACAAGCACTGTTAAAAAAATTTGCAGAATATCCTCAATTATTAAACATTGTTAATTCGATATCAGTTGATGAACATGCAGACTTTACAAAAGTATGTACAGAAATTGATAAATTAGATTCTATTAGAGATACTAAGTTTAAAATAATAATGCCTGACTTCTATCAACTATTAGAATAGTGATTAGATAAATATACTAAATTGGAGTAAAGATCGTGCAAAAACGCACCCGTGGTATACTTACAGAACTTGACGAATTACTCACTCACAAGGACAAAGATAATCTCCTTGAAAGTCGTGCCAATAACATCATCAATGGTGCTATAAATTTGATTAATTTCATTCGTGAAAACTATGATGCTGAATCAGCAGGTGAGTTAGAGCGTCGTCTTCTTAATGCCATTAAAGGACAAGATCCTCAAAAATTTGCTCGAGGTATTAGGAAATTGAAAGATGAAAATTAATGAAGTAGTCGTTACAGAAGGTGCTTGGGACACGCTTAAAGCAGGTTGGCAAGGAGCAAAAGGCGCGGCACAAGGAGCCGCTGCCGGAAAAGGCGTGTTAGGCACAGTGGGTGGCGCAGTACAAGGTGCCAAAGCAGGTGCCGCCGCAAGTCTTGCACAAAGTCAACAACAAGATCTAATTAATAGAGTAGCACAGAAAGCAATTGCAAGTTGGTCTACTCAAAGTCAAAATATAAAAACATCAACCGGGCAAGAACCTACTTCAGAACAGTTAGCTGCATGGTGGAAACGATATACCAAAGGTCAAGACACTACTGGTACAGATAATCCAATACCAACTGATCTTAGCAACAATGCGGCCGTAGTAGCCTGGTTGAATAAAGAAGTTGCAGGATATATGGCTAAGAAAGCCGCACCACAAGATGCAGCACCGGCGGGATTAGACACAAAATCCGCTGCCGCCGGTGCTGAAGTAGACACTCCTGCACAAGGTAAAGTTACTAAGCGTGAAGATGGCAAATGGTATAACGAACAAGGACAACAAATTGTTAATCCTAACGATGTTGCGGAATTAGAAAAACGTGTAGCGGCATTAGAAAAAGGTGCAAAACAGCCAGCAACATCAGAACAACCACCAGCGGGTGATGAAACTATTACCATCGGTGGTCAAAAATTAAATCCTAAAAATCCTAAAGATGCAGAATTAATTAAAAAGCTACAAGGTCAGATGCAACAAACAGCTGAACCTGCTGCTGAGCAACCTGCACCAACAGATAATTCAGACTTACCAGATGTTAGTAAATTAACACCCGAAGAACGAGCAGAACTTCGTAAGCAACTAACAGCATCGATGCAGGTGACACAATGAAATTAACAGAACTAAAAACAAAAACTAACACAGCATATCTTTATGAAGGTCTAACTCCTACCCACAAGAAAAGCGTAATGCTATGGGAAAGTGTAGGTCGTGCTATTGTTGAAGCAGAACTAACTCCGCAACAGATTACACAATTATTTCAAAACGTTGAACAAGAATTAACAGCATCTGGACAGAATAGAACAGCTATTGGCAAAGTAAAAGATGCAGGTACAGCAGTAGCGCAAGCATATAAAGATTTAAAAACAAAAGTAGAAACCAGTAAGCCGATGCAGAACGCTGATGCATTATATGATCAAGCGGCAGAAAAACTTAAACAAGCAACTGGTGGTGACCAAGGTGTAATGAAATATGTTGAAAAATATCGTTCATTTGCTAAGAAACATCCTATAGCTCAAACATTAATCTATTCAGCTCTTATTGCTGCCGCAGGTATTAGTGGTGCAGGAGCAGGCGGAGCAGCCGCATTAGGTCTACTAAAAATGACAGACAAACTTCTACAAGGCGAGAAGTTTAGTAAAGCCGCAGTAGCAGGTGCTGAAACAGGCGCAATGGCCTATGCCGCAGGTAAAATTGGTCAAGCGATGAAGGGCGACACAGCCACAACATCCTCTTCTATGCAACAGTCAACCAATGGTATGCAATCAACTTGGCCGACGCAAGGTGTTGTACCACCTAATGTACTAAAGAATTTTCCACCAGATCAGTTCCAATATTTAAAAAATGGAGACTACTGGGAAGTGCTTGATGCCGCTGGCAATAAAATGGCTAACTTTACAGTCGATTCGATGAGCGAATCAGTTACATTAACTAATAAACAAGTAACAGCATTATTTGAAGGTATTGTAATCGAAGCTGCATTATGGGATAAGTTTAAAGCAGGTGCTGAAGAGGTAGGTAAAAAGTTAACAACAAAAGTTACAGCCGCCAGCTTACAAGCAGCCTGGCAAGCTGCAGGAAGTCCAACTGATAGTGTTGAGATTGGTAAAATTTTAAATAAGGCAGGAGTAGATCCTGCGGTAGCTAAAAGTTCTATACAATCTATAGGTATAGACCCAACGATAGATACTCCGCAAACGGCACCTGCAGGCAATTTGCCTGATATCAGTAAATTAACTCCTGATCAGAAAAAACGTCTATTAGCAGTATTAGACCAACTTGATACATCAACAACACCTCCAGCAACAGCTACAATTGGCGCATTAGGTAAACGCGGAGCAGTTAAACCTCCCCAACCATCAATCACTGATTTGGTAAGACAACGACAATCAATGGGTATGACTGAATCTGCAATGAAAAAGCAATTGAAAAAGTTATTAACTAAATGAAACTATTTGAAATAAAAAACGAACATCCTAATTTCTTGCTTACAGAAAGCAAGAATGTTCACCTTGAACATTTAGAAGATTTAGTGTTTAACCAAGGGTGGGCCGGTGCACAAGAAGCACTTAACTATATTGATAGTCTACGTGCTATGTTAGCAGAAGGCACAGGCACAACTACGCAATTAACTGTTAAATGGGACGGAAGTCCTGCGGTTATCTGTGGAATTGATCCAGAAGATGGTAAGTTTTTTGTTGGAACTAAAGCAGTATTCAGTAAAGGTCAACCTAAGCGTTGTAAGTCAACTAAAGATATACAAGTGTGGTACGGTGATCAACCCGCATTGGCTACTATGTTAGAAGCCGCACTAAAATATCTACGTGAATTAGGTATCGGCGGAATAGTACAAGGAGACTTAATGTTTACTCCTGGTGACTTGTCTATGGTAAATGTCAACGATGAAGATTGCTATGTGTTTACTCCCAATACAATTACCTATGCTGTTCCAGTTAACAGCCAATTAGGTCAACGTATTGCCAAAGCACAGATCGGTATTATATTCCACACAAGTTATACAGGCGATAACTGGGACGAGCTATCAGCAGAGTTCGGAGTTAATGTTAGTAGATTTACACAATCTAAAAACGTATGGTTTGACGATGCAACCTATAAAGATTATACTGGAGTAGCAAGTTTAACTCCAAGTGAAAACACTAAAATACAAACTTATCTACAGGCAACAGTTGATACAATGCAAAAATTGGGCCAACAACGATTTGATACTGTATTACAAGATAAAGAATTTGGTCGTATGATTAAACCTTTTATTAATAAACAAATTCGTAGTGGTACTCAAATAGGCGAACCTACACAGTTTTTAAAACAGTTTATTAATCATTATGAACAGGAAATGATGAAAGGTATCGAACAATTAAGTGGCGGACTTGAAGGTAAACCAGCACAGGCTCGAGTGGCTAAGATTAAAGCTCGTGAAGACTGGATAGCAGACAACAGTAATAATCTATTAGGTATACTTGCTACTTACAAACGTATCATTGAATTGAAACTTATGTTACTAAAAAAATTAAGCCAAGTAGAAGGTATTGGCACATTTCAAAAGACTAACGATGGATATCAAGTAACAGCGCCAGAAGGATTCGTAGCTATAGGACACGACGGTGGAGCCATTAAATTAGTGGATCGTTTAACCTTTAGTAGAACGAATTTTTTAGGCAAAGCATAAATAAAAGTATGCGCGAAAGCGTAAAATAAATTTAGGAGAAATTAAAATGGCTTTAACAAGAACAAATGGTGGCGCACGCCCAGCAGACGGTAGTAGCTTTGGTAATGCACAGATTACAGGTCGTCAGTTAACACACTACACAGTATCATCAGCAGGTTTATTCACATATGGTAACGGTGTAAACATCAACTACTTAGCAGCAGGTTCAGACTATGAAAAATTAGTTTTAGCTATTGAGCAAGTTGGTTCTATCGAACTATTAGGTGCTCCAGTATCAGGTAACACATTCCGTGTTGCAATTTCAGGTGCTGCACCAAGCCCATCAACAGGCGCAACAAGCTTACAAGCATACGCTAACACATACGTAAATGGTTCAGGTGTGTCAGGCGCTACTGTAGCAGCATTCACATACTAATCTAAACCGTTAGTTACTGAATAGAAAAAGCCCTTTTTATAAGGGCTTTTTTATTGGCTATAAATACCATGTGGACAATCAATTTTTATATCAGGGATTTACGTTAATAGATATTACTCCAACAGGAGTAACCACCTTCACGCCTGATCATCAATTTGAACGAGACCAACAGCGTAACTGGGAAACAGTACAACAGATTATTAGTCTGCGTACACAGCCTACTATAATTTCTACAGATAGTTTCGAAGATGATGTTAATCTTTATAATTTTGGCATCAACTACAAAGGCCAGCATAAAATATGGACTTTTAAGTTTGCAGTAGAATATGCTGATATCTATCAAGTAGGACCTGACCGTTTTGGATTGGCCAAGTATGATTTTCAAATTACCCCTGTGGTACTTGGTCTTGCAGAAACGGCTCAACCTGAACATGCACTGTTCTACCCTAAAGGACCTTGGAATAACATATATTTTAAATGTTTGGTAGATCCGATAAATAATATTTGATGCGATAACATCATATTAAGGCACATATTAAGGCAAAAGATTACGGCACACAACAAGCATCGCTAACCAATGGAGCGAGCTATGTCTACACCATCAGACATTGAGAAAAAGAGTCTAGAAGCCCACGTTGAAATATGTGCTGTAAGGTACAGCAACTTGGAAACTAAACTACAAAATTTAGACGAACGTATGGACAAACTTGAGCTCTATCTTGTGGGTATTAAGGATAGCCTTGAAGGTCGTATGGAAGACCGTAGCAAATCAGTTATGGGTTGGACCGTTACCATATTAGGCATTTTATTATCAGCACTTCTTGGCTACATAGGCCACGGACTTTTTAAATAACAAATGAATATTTTTATAGGATACGATAGTCGGGAAGACCTCGCCTATCAAGTTTGCACCTATAGCATTAACAAACATCAACCTTTAGCAAAGATACTTCCGCTTAAGTTAACACAACTACAAAACAGCGGAGTATATTGGCGCGAGCCTGATCCGTTAAGTTCAACTGAATTTAGTTTTAGTAGATTTCTTGTGCCTTATTTGACTGCATACAAGGGCTGGGCAATATTTTGTGACTGTGACTTTTTATTCTTAGATGACGTTGATAAAATTTTTCAACAGGCAGATGATCAATATGCTGTTATGTGTGTACAACAAGAACATCGTCCTCAGAAATTAATTAAAATGGATGGTAAGGCACAATATCTTTATCCAAGAAAAAATTGGAGTAGTTTAATATTATGGAACTGTCAACATCCCAGTAATCAACAACTAACCCCTGCAATGGTCAACACACAATCAGGTTTGTATCTACATCAATTTGACTGGCTAAATAATCATGAAATTGGCAAATTAGATCCTGAGTGGAACTGTCTTGTAGGTTGGACTAAAGAAAACAATCCCAAGGCATTACACTATACCGAAGGCGGTCCGTGGTTTGAACAATATCGTCAATGTGAATACAATCAAATATGGAAAGAGTACCTCAACGAAATGTTATGCAAATAACCTACTACGACACAGACACATACAAAGAAATATCAATCGATCAAACTAATCCTCTTAAATTTTTAGATTTTGACTACGAATACGACTGCCCAGTAACAGCGGACATGCAGAGCATTACTGGAAGTTACATGCAGTCATGGATCGACGATGTTAACGATCTTAAACAGGGATTGTACGACTATCAAAATCCTGCATTGCCATTTACACATTTTACTAAACTTCCCTATATGTATGTAGAGTTGTCAATGGATCATCATTACAAGTATCCTATATCGTATAGCCCGCAGGGGCAAGCAGTCAACGGTGGTAGTAGAATGTTAATACAGAGTCAATACTTTCCGCAATTGACCTGGGATGCGATCAAATATAAAATCAATGACCAGTACACAGATTCAGTTCAACCATTGGTTGATGCAATATTGAAAAATAACTATTGGCAACATCACAAAAATTATGCTGACAGAGTCCGCACCTTACTAATTAAAGAAAAACTATTACCTGGGTCAGACGATTATTACTACTATATCTGTGATATTGGTTTTGTGAAGCGTCCTTCGTTTGTTTTTGGTAAAGATTGGAATAACAGCGGTGATTATGTAGAAGCGTCTGATTACACCGAAATGTCAGAAAAAATATCACGGACACGAGAGTTATGGGAAAAGATACGCCGCACAGTTAAAACATATCCAACTCACAATCTCTCTGACTATAAAAACCTATTAGATGTTGTAGTACTTGATAACGTTGATTTTGTAAAAAAATGGCATGATGATTTTTTTATAAATACATTTGTATGAAAATTGTTGAACTTATAAATAATATCACTTTACCAATAACTAACGAAGAAGCAGAATTGCTTGAGAAATTTGTTGGTGATACCTCTATATCTAAAAATCATCTTGAAGCCCGCGAGCAACTATTAGCTAATCAATTAACAGTTAAAGATGTTCTATTGCGTACCAATGAAAATGGCAAGATCTACTACAAAAAACGCATCCGCTAATGAAGCATTTAACGTTGAAAAAATCCAACGTTTTACTGATGAGCAAATAGAAAATCTCAAATCATTCGACGGGGAGCTTCCTTGGTGCTATCAACTTGGTACGGACATATTAGTAGGACGCTATAAAGTTTTAAAAATTGACGAGCAAATTTGGCGAGTAGTAGAAGGTAACACCCAACTTTTTGATTTTTTCAATAGAAAAGATGCCATTTTTTACTGTATAGCTCTACACAAACAACAGTATCGATTAGCACAGGATATCAAAGAATGTGATAGTCTACTAAATCGTTTAGAATTTGATGCGGCTTTATACCGTATACGCTACAAAAAATCTACAAAAAATGGTGATACATGGGGTGAAGAATTTTATTCAACACGATATCAAGAAACTATGGATCGTATAACCAATGTCAAAAAAGAAATTCGGAAAAATTTAGATTTGGCTAAATATATAAAACTGTAATTAGGAATCAATACCAATGAAACTATCAGAAATGGCTCGTACATCGCCTAAAAAAATTAATAAACTAATGGAAAGCCGTTTTGGTTTTTCTATTAACTTTAACCAACTAACTGTTGAAAAAGCAGAACGTCTAAGCGAAACTATTGAAGCTAACTTAGACAAAATTCGCCATTCAGCAAATCTACACACAGCAGAACGTAACCCACGTTATATGGAATTACTAACTGTTCGCGAAGGTCTTGCAGCATGGTTAGAACAAAATCGCCGCCAATTAACAGAAGGCGAAGTTGGCAATGCAGAAGTATTGCTGGCTGCTAAAGACATGGTAGATAGTATTCAGGATACTATTGAAAAAGTTGGTAAAATGCAAAATGAACAACTACCACAGTTGCTTGACAGTATCCGTGATCAAATCGGTAGTGAACAAGCTGACGGATTTAAAAATGCAGTTGGTGCAACTTTAGACACACTAATGCAACAACTACAAGCTGCACGTGAAGGCGTTGACAGCGGTGTTGGCATCCTAACA